ATGATTATTCTTGGTATTATTGCAACATTAGCAACCTTTGTCTTAATTACAGCATTGATTTTTATCTTCTTTGAAAAAACTAAGAAAATAGGTAAACAAATAGCTCCATTAAGCCTTGTTTTGGCTTTATCTCTTTTTTTCATTATGGGTGCGTTAAATCGAGATTCTCACGAATCCAAAACTGAGGATGTCACTGCTACCACAGAAAGCAATACAGATGAGCCCTCAATAGAAGAGGAGCCAATTGATTCTGAAGACGAGGGAGACTCTGACGTTCAGAGCGTTGAGAATACCCAAAAAGAATTTAACTTTAGTCTTGGTGAGTTTCAAAGTGCATATAATAAAGATATTAGAGCGCTAGAACTTGATGAGGATTTTAAATACCCTATTCCTATTAAGATTTCAGCAGATAGCATCGGGGATTTCTCTCGTGAAAACAGCGAAACATATACAAGAATACTCGCAAAAGAATATGACAAGTCCGATGGAGGCTACTCTTTAAATGCCTGGTTTGATAAGCATAAAACTTTTAATGGTTTAAATATGACGATTTTCAATTCAGATGATAGCGTTTATCAAAAAGGAATAGTTGCCGCCGATTCCGTCTTTCAGGCATTAGGAATTGAATTTAATTTTCTAAAGGATTTTTTAAAAAGTGAAAAAGATACACTTGAAGTGACGGATGGTGACTATTTTGTTCATTTTACCTCAATCGAAGGATTCCTTAATATCAAAATTGAACCAAAATAAAAGCCCCCTCGAAGGGAGCTTTTTTTATTACCTCAAAAACACTTCGATCTTTACTTTCGTTTATTTTACTGTTGCGCCTGTTATTTTTCCGGCATAGATATTTACCTTTCCGAACTGATCCGTCTTGATCGTGTAAACGTCCGTTTGCGGATTCGCAAGGATTTCGTATTTAAGGCCGCCGAATTTTTTCGGACGCAAATAGTTAATTTCGTTCCCTTTGACCGGCGCCTTATTTGTCGGATAGATACGCCATGAGTGGGCCGAAGCCGGAAGGTAAACGTATTTCTTACCGCTGGATGACGGTTTAGAAGAGCCGGCCGCCCCCGTCAACTTTAGAACTTGGCCGACTTTGATAAAATTCGGGTCCTTGATACCGTTCAACCTTTGCAGGATGGCCATGCTTACGCCTGTTTTCTGTGCAATGACAGAAAGGGCATCGCCTTTCTTGACGGTGTACGTCGCCCCGCCTGTCTTGGTTTCTGTTTTTGGTGGTTTGGGTGCTTTTTTACCCCCAAGACGTTCTAATTCTGCAGCAATGGCCGCTTTCACTTGATCCCAGCGTCCCTCAGACAGAATACGATGCGGGCAGTATTTTCCGTTCCAGTCCTGATGCTTTCTGATTTTGTCAACGCCCCATCCGCGCTCTTTAAGAAGTTGCGCCACAAACTTGATAGCCAGCGCCTCTGCTGCCCGGTACCGCGCGCCACCTGACTTACTGTAGCAGATTTCTACTGCGATAGACTTACGGTTACCGGTTCCGTTTGTGCCGTCGCCAGAATGCCAAGCATTCCGGTCAAGCGGAATCCCCTGAATTACTTCTTTATCATCGACGGCAAAATGATAGCTTGTGGATTCGCTGTTGCCGGTCATATAACTGATTTCATTGGCGGCTGATGCGTCGTTTGCTGTGTTATGAATGGTAATATACTCTGGCGTCATTGGGTTCGGGCATTTCAGGGCGTATTTTTCACTTGGAACTAATCTTTTTTTGACTGCAATTGTCATGAAAAAATCTCTCCTATTCTGTTTTGGATTCAAAAAAGCAGCCGTATTAACCAGCTGCCTGATCGTCTTTTTCTGTTTTTTGATCATTGTCGCTTTCGATTACGTGCAGGCGCTCCGTGATGACGGCAGGAATTTTAACGCCGATCTGTGCCAAGTTTTCCGTGATGGACAGGCCCTCATTTGCGATATAAAAAAGAACGGTTCCAAAGGTCAGAACACCGTTCAGATTTGTTATCGTATCAATAATGTTGGCAACAATGACCACCATAAAACTGAGCATCTTCCGGACATATCCAAACCACGCGCTTCGGCTCCGGAGCTTCTTCATTTTCCACGCTTTAATAATGCCTGTGATGACATCCAAGATGCTGAGGATCAAAAGCAAGTCAAGGTATTTCACCTCCCCGAAAAGATATGTTCTTGCGATCTGTAAGCTTTCAAAATTCAACATCACTTGTATTCCCTCCATTGTTAATCACCTCCTTCGAGGCAAAATAAAAACACCTCTGGGGTGTTGATCAGTTTGCGGCGCCGCCTAAATCCACACTGACAGGCTGTTTTGTCATCGGATAGGTTAAGCCAGTTATTTGTTTATATTGATCTTCTGTAATTCTTCCCCATTCAACAAAACGGGCCACGTCTGCATTATTGTAATACTGCGGCCCCCATCCGTAGATGGTTTTAACGCTTGTAAACCAATCCATCATACCCCTTTCCCTCCCTCCGCCAGCATTAGATAAAGATTTGCAATCATTTGCGCTTGTGACTCGGCCAGGCTCTGCGCTTCCGCAAGTTGTTCTGTGATGGCCGCGTTCTGAGCTTTCAATTCATCAACGGGAGAAGGCACCCGCCCGCTTTCAATTTGCTTTTCCAGGGCTTTTTTCTCTTCATGGGTGGCCGCCTCCATCCATGTCTTCTCACCTGGATGATACATCGCCTTTATAAAAGACGGAGGCTGGACGGTTGTACAATTCTCAGGGATTGTATAGTTACCTTCTTCGTCAGGCTCAATCGGAACAGGTTTGGTCAAAATGAAATTTTCATCGTACTCATAAACCTGAATCATGTTATCCCTCCTTCCTGAAAGCCCGCGAGTACATCCAGATAATAGCCTCCGCCCATCTTATTTGAGTCCGCCGGGTCTGGATATTTTATTTTTAAATCCCCATTATCATAAATGATCAAATTGGCTGTCCCGCCTGTCCCACTCAACGGAACTGTATAAACACCCCCGCCAGATGGAACGTATGCTGCCGGAATTGATCCAAACACAATTTCTGGTTCAGTTCTAACATGCCCCCTTAAAAAGAGAAGGGGTCCCCATTTTGCGTAAATAGGTGTTCGCGTCCCTGTGGTAGCACCGTTTTTCAGCATGATATTTGCATATGTGACGGCTCCGTTCCATGTCTTCCGCTCAGTTGCCGAGATATGCCGTTCTTGATTGTAATTGTGGGCTGTGAACTGACGTAATAATTCATCCAGTTTATCTTTAAAATCTGCTGTGAACAGCTTTGATAATTCTCCCAATGCATCTTTAAAAGGTTTGGTAACATGAATGTCCGTATTATTGGCGTGAGTGTTTACCTTCTCTTGCGCCCCGCTTTCTGTTTCTTTACTGTCCCAAGCCTTCCGATCTGCTGCAGAAACATGCTTTTCTTGATCGTTCGCATGGGCGTCTACTTTCTTTTGCGCGCCGGAGGGAGTTTCCTTGGCATTCCACGCCTTTCTTTCGGCAGCTGTAATGTGCTTTTCTTCGTCATTCGCATGTTCATCCGTATAAGCTCTGGCCTTTTCCTCTGCATCATCCGCCTTCTGCTGCGCGCCTTCTTTCGTTTCAATAGCTTCCAGATCGGCAAATTTCTTTTGTAATTCCTCGACAGTCTGGCTGATTTCTTCCACAATGCGGTTTACCCCGTCTCTCAGCGTTTCAAAATCGTCAATGTAATAGTCAGCTGTCGGAATGATGTTCTGATCTTCTAACGTTTTGGCGATAGAGAAAGTAAAAAATGATGTCGCCAGCGCTTGCCCGTTTGTGTAATATAGTTTGATTTCAGCCTTAACCGTTCCGTAATGCTTGAGTTCTGCATTCGACAACACATATTCCGCTGTTCCATTTACCTTGTCAGTGATGGTAAGGCTCTTTTTATAAAACGATCCATCATCATACAGGAGGACAATTTTTGCGTCTACGGCTGACAGAGGCAACGGTACACCATCCTTTGCAAAAGAAAAAAACAGCTTTGCGCTGCCAGTGTCCTGCGTCATAAATTGTATATTTGTACTCCGGCCATTGATTGGATTTGTATTAATGTTGATCGGCACGCTGCCCGTTTTATACATCGTCGCTTATCCCTCCTTAGTGCTGCGGCGTAACCATCATTTGAGCCACGCCGTATCCCTTTTCCATATCATACGGGGATTCTAATCTCATCACGGTTCCGTAGCCGCCGCTTTCCGCCTTTGTTGCGATGCCGTCAACTGCTGAAACACTATCACCGATGTTAACGGTATCATCCACCCGCACGAAGACTTGGCCAATCAAACCAATAACATGCCATTCATCTCTTTCCTCTCGAGGCTTATACTCGGCTTCGGGGTCATAGTTCGGGTTCTCAGCTGGAATCGTAATGATGTCGTCACCGTCAAATACTTCTCGGTAGATAATGCCGCCAAATTCATCACGAAGAAAACGATCATTCCAATAGAAGGCAGCTCCGCCAAGCACAACGCCGGCAGTCTTGGAAACGACCCCGAGTATCTTGTCGCCTTCTTGAGCTTTTCGGATTTTGTCGCCCTCTAACGCTACAAGATAAGACGCCTCTATCTTTTCTCCGTCAGCTGATTCAAAATACTCCGCCAAGTCTTTTAAATTCGATACACTTTCTATCGCACCGGTGGACCGCACTGTTCCGCCCTTTGCGTTTAATTCAATTTTTTTGTTGGCTTCCGATGCTTTGCCGTTTCCATGGCCTAAAACCACTGTGTAAGATTTACTATTCTTTGTGGCCTTCGAGAACATGACACCCGAGGACGGCCCGTCTCCTGTTGTATGAGAATCGTATGAAAACATGACACCGTTGCGTGATCCTTCTGAGGAAGAGCCCCCAGCGTTCCCTGCAAGCAGGTTGCGCTCACCCTTCGCATACGTTGGTCCTGTACATGCAATGATTGCACTGTATTTTGTCAGTGCATGGCCGGAGCTGGAAGCTGCTCGAAAGCCTCCCTTGACGTTATTCGGAACGACTGAATGCTTTTCTCCGGCAAGGACAGCCGCATCTTTATAACCGTAAGCTCTGACAAGAAAAATATTGGTCTGGGTGTTCGGGGATGTAATGCCGGCCGTTCCGCTTGCCACATGCATAAGCCCATTTAACAAGTTGACATTATATACACCGCCCCCTATCGCAATGCCGGTTCTTGCGGAATCATGGATAACAAAATCAGAAATAAATACATCGTCGGTCATCTGATCGCCGCCGGTAATATAAATGTCACAATCAGCCTTTTTAAATCCGGTAATGTGCAAGTTGTTTACTGTTATCTTCCTGCTCTTATACTGGAAGGCAATGATCGAGCTGTCTTTGTAGTCATATGTCGGATCGCCAATCGCTTTAAAACCGATTATCTGAACACGCTGGTACGCCGAAACGACAAGGGCTTTCGGAGCTAATCCTTCATAAAGCGAATTATAGACGGGTTCACGGGATGTGCAGTCTACTAATGTCACATCACGAGCCGTCTCGCTCCAAGGGTCTTTTACAAGATGGTGATCAATATGCCGTAAATCAAATGAGCGAACGTCACGAAATGATTCATGACCGCGAATGTGAACGTCACTCGGTGCCGGCCATTCCTTATGAGCTTTTACCTCTACGCCCCGTACATTCCCCTCCGTATAATTATCTATAACCCAGACATGCTTGGAGCCGTCGTCCACTTCAATTCCGTTTGAATTGGCTCCGCCTTTACGGTGTGCAGTTCCGCGCGGGTTCGTCATCACATTGTTTGTGATGAAAATATACTCGCTGTAATGGGTCGTAATGCCGTCGTCACCATACCCCGAGCCGACACATTGATCAATCCAGATATATTTGCTCCCCGTTGCCGTGTAATCTTTTGCTGTAATGTCATAAGAAGGCGCTGATACATCAAAACAATGTAAGCCGGGATTAATACCTTCAACGCCGCGCGCAATACCAAACTTTACTTGCGCGAAAAGCAGACAGCTTGAATGTACACCTCCGGTTGCGCCTACGCCGCCCTGACGATCAGGATTCCAGTCAAGCGACATACCTTCCACAACGATATTCCGGTTGCCTTTCGCATGATCAGCATTTGTGACAACCCACTCACTGGCCGGCGTGTCCTCGTGCAGTTTTAGCGTGGTGACGCCCATGCCCTGGCCGATCAAATACGTCCATGACGGCAGCTTGACGCCCCTTATCACGTATTCTCCGGCTGATAGATTGAGCCGCACCTTTCCGTTTCCGATCGCTCTTTTGAATGCTTCTGTGCTGTCTGTCTCCCCGGTAGGGTCGGCCCCGTAGTCGTCTACGTTAACGTTTCTGGTGATCTTACGTAGAAGTTTGTTATATTCCTTGTCGAGACGCTCTTTCAGCAGTGGGGCAATTTCCCCATCAGCATTAACACGGGCGTCCACTACTTCTTTTACATTTGTCCCGTCGGCATTAAGAATGAGATTGCGCACCCGATTATAGAGGCTGTCAATATAGGTTCGTAAAGAAAAACCCCCGTGATCAATTTGCTCAGAAGTATGTGCTGTAGCAGCTTTCTTATGACGGGTAATTTCACTTTCAAGTCCGTTTATGCTACTCTCGATCGCTTCCATATCACCAGATAGCTCATCCTCATAACGAGAGTTTCTAGTGGTATCGTAATTTTTTTTCAACCTCAACACTGTATTCACTCTCCTTTTCGACAAAATAAAAAACGCCTATCAAAGCGCTGTGAGTATTTGATCAATATATCGTTTTTGTTCTCTCAGCTTCTTGGCCTGATTCACCGCAATATCTTGTATGTCTTTTCTGAAATTGGCAAAAGTCAGCTTCGGGCTGCTGTATGGATTCAACGGATTGTATTGAATCGTTAAGAGCCGCACATCATCCTCATAAGTCGTTCCGTCTGCTGTGTCGGCTAAAATGTGGACTGTATCGCCTTTCCAGAACGGCTTTTCAATTTTGAGCAATTTCGGTTCGTATACATATTGATAATCTACACTGACGACTGTTTCCGGATATGGATTCACATGTTTTTTCAGCGCAGAAACCATGCTGCCCGACTTTTTTATAGTTTCGTCTCTGATCGGGTCGGCCCACTTCGGCTTACCTTCCCGCAGAAATTTCTTTTCCTCTGGATGGATGTACAAGATCGGCTCAAATACGTATTTCGGCTTTTTATCTGTGCTCTTACTGTCTTTAGACATCGCGCCATATCCCCATGCCCGCGTAGAGCAGTTTTGCGAGTTGGTTTTGATACTGATGCCCGGCATATTGTAACGAGAGTCGAATGTGAAAGGAATCTCTTTCCCCATTTTCTTATAGACATGAATTTTATAATTATCCACGTCAAGCTCTAACTCATAATCATTTATGAGCTGATCTATTAATTCGGTGGAGTTTTTATCACCGAAATTCTCTTCTTCGGCGGTGGCGAATTTGCTTTCAGGCTCTTCCAGCACATATGAAAAATCAGTACCTTTTAACGCAATGTCAAAGGCCTCTTTTACGGTCAGTTTCTTCGTTACTGTATCATCCACTCGATTCTCAGCAAGCAGAACGGTAAAAATGTGGTTGGCCGTGATTGTTTTTGTCAGGACGTTTTTAGCCTGCTTCAAGTCTACATCTGTAATATAGTATTTTTGTTGTTTGAATCTTCTTTCGTCAATGTAAAGAATATTGTCATTGACCAGTAAATCGAATTCAGTCGCGTTGCTTTCTGTTTTGGTAATTGTAAAGGTAAAGCTCTTTTTCCCGGTAGTATCGTCTGTAAGATCAACGATCACGCCTGTTACTTCCACAACGTCATTTCCGTCTTTCGTGGAAACATGCAGCTGAGGAAAGTCCACATCTGACGGCAGTTTTTTATTAAGAGGGATGTCGTTACCCGCGTATTCTTTACTCGGAAAGCTCGGTTCCTCTTCTGGGGTCTCCGGGGATTCTGGATCATCAGGCTCGTTCGGCAATTCTGACGTATCGTCATATTGCATCAACTTATACTGTTCGATCATGATAATTAATTTATTAGCATAGTTGATGTCTGTTGCGTAGCCAGCTTTTTGAACGGCCCGGCATGCTTTTTTATAATCCGTTTCCCCTACCACTGCTTTATACCGATCAAGACGATTATATAAGCTTCCCAGATCGGCCAAACTCTCAGCGTATGAAGGGTACTTTCTGAATTTAGCTTGTACCCTCTCAACATTTCCGTATTTGTCCTGCTCGCTGGTCCACATCAAAACGTATTTTCCGTTATAGGTTCCCTTTATCCCAAACAAATTGTAAGCTTGTTTGGAAAGGCCACTCGTGCCGAATCCACTTTCCAGACAGCCTTGAGCAATGACAAGGCTGGCAAGGACATTATATTTTATCCGTACCTTTTGCGCCCCGGGTACCAGGCTTTTAATAAAGTCAGCCGTAGCCATGTCATCCCTCCTTACTTATAATAAAAACGAGTATCAAATAAAATTTCAAAGTCATTTGAGTTTATAATTTCAAAATCGTTCCATCCTACATCCAGTGTCGGCAGACGGCCGGATGTTTTCAGACGCTTATCCCCAATTACAGTGTACTGCCTGATGAATGTGACTTTTTGCGAGCGTTTTAGCTCCTGCTCAATTTTCAATTTTTCCCCGTTCGTTCGGTTCGCAATGGTTACGTTTGTCCCTTTGGCCCACAGAAAGACGTTATAATCATGCTGCAGAGTGTTGACCGCGGCGCCGCCTGGGTTGTATACGCTGAATCGTTTTTTGTTCTTGAAATGATATTCAAGGTCATCCCTCCGAAGGATTCCCATGCCGGGACTCCAGTGCTCTCCATTGAAATTCTGGATGGTAGAAGAGGTATATTTCGACTCGGCAAGCCCCAGAATGTCCGTGAACCCCACTGTAAATGTGGCATGATTTTTCTGTTTGTCCTTAGTGATAGTAAAATTCCCGTCACACGTAACAAGGAACCGACGGTTAGGCAGAAGGTCCGTCGAAATATAATAAGGAAACGGCTGCACTAACAATGAATAAAGTTCATGCCTGTTCTGATAAAAGGTTTCGGGAATGATGGAATCTAATAAAAAATCAACCTTGATGTCTCTCTCTTTGTAGACAACGTCCCGGGGGTGCTGCGGCAGCACTAAACCGTTTATCCTTGGGAGGGTCGTTGTTTCTCGTTCAATATTCGGTGAGTCAGGCGTGAAGCTGCGCACCTTAAAACGGGGGAGAATGCCTGTTAAACTTTGTTCCCCCATACCGTTATTAAAATCAATATATAAATCTAGCATTATGATCTGACACCGCCTTTATAGGCATTCTGGTTGTATCGGTCTGCAGCTTTCTGATCAAGTATCCTGCCATCTCCTTTTTCAAAAGCGATCGTCGCAATTTGTTGGCCGTCCATATGCACCGCAGCCGGATGGATGATAATAGGATGCTGAGGTAATGCGGCCTGGCCTGCCCCGCCAGATTGTTGCTGAGACAGGAGTGTGATTAGAGCATCGAGCTTTTGATTTAAGGCAGGCGTGTCAACTTCATTCCGAATGGTAAGCTCCGACTTCATTGAAATGAGCTGATCAGCAGCCCCCTTTATGTTGAAAGCCATCTGATTTAATTCCTGCTTAAACGAGGCCATCGCGTTCTGCGCCATAAAAGCAGCGCTTTGTTTTACGTTTTTGGCTTTGTCCTCTATCCCTAACGCAAACCCATCAGAAAAGTTGTTTCCTTCCGCTTTTGTTAGTTTGGAGGGAGAATGAGAGTCAATTGACTTCTTTAAAGTCCGCAAGGCGGATTTCCCCAAGTTCCATGCCGCGCTGAAGAGAGAGCCGTTTTGCGATCCCATTCCATTTATAAAGCCGGTTACAAAGTCAGAACCGACACTTTGTGTCTTAACGCTTTTCAGCCCTGTTTTTGCACTGTTTGCAACACTTTTTCCGGCGCTGTTTGCTGTGCCTTTTTTACTGAGAACGCCACTGGCTAATTCAGTTCCGGCCTTTTTACCGCCTCCGCCGTCTGAGGTTTTGGCTAAACTGCTCGTTACCGATGAGCTAAGAGAGCCGGCCGCAGATGTATTGGCGCCTTTGGTAGACGTTAAACCAGCTTTATGCTTATTTCCTTTGTTTTGTCCTGCTGCATTTGCTTGCCCCCCGCCTTTCCTCATCTCATTTAAAGCAGATTGAAGTATAGATGATCCTGCTTGTGCATTACCGGGCCTTGTAGAATTGATACCGGTACGAAAGGCATTTCCTTTATTTTGTCCGGCCTGTGCGGGCGTGGTGTTATCTGCGGAAAGCGAATTGTTAAGAGCCTGCTGTAAGACCGTTCCCCCGCCAATAACTGCTGGTGTGGACTGCTTCAAGCCAGCGGAAAAGTCCTCAGCAACCTTCTTCCCTGATTGCTCGGCGCTTGTCGGCTTATCTAATTCCCCTTCAACATTGGCAACCATTTGACTTGCTTCTTCACGGGCTTGTTCTTGGGTCATCCCCATGCCTTGGTAAAACTCTTCTAAAGCCTGTTGGGTAGTCTCAATTGCTTCTTCTTTGGATTGTCCTAATTTTTGAAGAAAATCTATTTGCCGGGCTGCCCATCGCTCTTGATATTGAGCTTCTGACTCTTCAGTTTTGACCATAATCCCCATTGAATTAGATATAAATTCATCTTGTCTATCCAATGCCTTTCCGGTCTCTAAATCAAGCAGCTTGCCGTCTCGTGACATTTTAGAAAATAAGGCGCTTGAATTTTTTTCATAGGCATCCGTGTTTTTTGCTAATGCGGTATTATAGTCAGCTGTACTTTTGCTCAGCAATGATCTTCTTTGTTCAGCTTCTATATATCCCTGCGCAAACAACTTCTCAATAACATCATTTCTGTATTCCATGTCTTTCTTGGCGGCTTGTTTACCATCGTCATAGACTTTTTTAATATCGTTGTTGTACTTCTGAGCTTGTTTAAATGAAAGCTGCCCTTGCTGATCCGTTACTACTTTTTGCATTGCTAAGGCTTCTTTTTGATTGGCCGCAAATTTACTTGTAGACAACTCAAAATAAGAAACAATGTCATTGAACTGCTTCTTTTGTGAGGCATTCATATTAGAGGAGACAAGGCCTGTCTCTTTTTGCAGAGCATTTAACTGTTTCAGTTTATTTCTAGCCTCTTGCATATCTTTATCAATTGCGCCGACCATCTTGTCAGTCATCTTTTCGCCGGCTTTTTTTGTTTTCTCATCGGTGTCCGCATATAGCCCTTTCAAGACAACCAGAGCATCCTTTTTAAGTCCTTCAAGTTCTTGTATCAACTGGTCGCGCATGCTGGCATATGTTTCAACTAATTTAGCTGACATCTTTTGAGCTTCTGAACCAGATACCCGCGTCAATTCAAACAGCTGCAGTTCTGCCTTTTCCCTTAAATCCACATAGGCGGAAGCAGATTTTTGTGTTGCCTTAGAAACGCCCTCCCCGTAAAGCAAAGCGGATTCTCGCGCCTCTTCTTGCTGCTTTTTTTGGTTCTTCAATTGCTCAGTGTAAGCGTAAGTAGCAACCGAAATACCGCCAAGCAGCGCTGTGCCTCCTACAATTGCAAGGCCAACAGGACCGGTAAACGCTAAAAGCGCCCCTATTCCAGCTGTAAGCGTGGCGACGGCTGTCGTAACCCCTAATACACCTGTCGCCAGAACGGCTGTTTTCGCTATGGTTTGCACGGTGCCGGAATCCAGATTATTAAACATCATAATCAAGTCGCTGCCCTTGTTTGCTAAATCGCCCAGGGCAGGCAAAAGGCTTTCCGTCAGTTTGATTTTTGCCCCTTCAAGTGCTGACTGAAAAGCTACTATGCTTCCGTGTGCATTATCCAGCATTGTATCCGCCATCTTTTTAGCGGCTCCATCTGATTTTTCAAGCGCCTTAGTATTATCCCCAAGAGCCTTTGAACCTTTTTGAAGAAGGACAGCCCAATGTTTATATGCTTCAGCGCCCACGATCGTTTTTAATGCGGCCGCCTGTTGCTCTTTGGTCATGCCTTTCAGACCTTTTTCCATTTCCTCAACGACTTCCGGCATGCTTTTCATGTTTCCGGCTGCATCGAAGAAATCAAAACCTAATTTTTTGACAAGCTTCGACGCCTTACCCGTTGGCGAAGCGAGACGGATCAAGGATGTACCAAAAGCCTGCCCGGCAATTGAGCCTTGAAGACCTGCGTCACCAAAAGCCATAATGGCGGCCGCTGATTCTTCCATTCCCCAACCAAGAGAATTAGCGTTCGGTGCCAAAAACTTCATGGCTTCGCCCATCTGTTCAACGTTGGTGTTTGCGTTGGCTGCGGCGTAAGCAATGACATCCGAGGCGTGCCCTGACTCTTTTGCTTTTAGAGCAAAGGCAGACATGATATTTGATGTAATATCCGCGGCCATTCCTAATTCCAGTTGACCGGCCGCCGCCAGACTGAGCATTCCCGGCATTGCGTCATAAATGTCATTCACCTTAAATCCGGCCATTGCTAAAAAACCCTGTGCATCCGCTGCCTGACTTGCTGTGAAGACAGTGGTTGCACCGAGTTCTTTTGCTTGCTCTCTCAATTTTGCGATCTCTGCCGCCGATCCGCCGGAAATGGCCTGGACCTTACTCATTTGCTTTTCAAAGTCAATACCGACCTGAACAGCATCACGAAGGGACAGAACGAGCGCACCAAAGGCGATGCCCGATGTCATAGCTACTGAAGAACCAACAGAGCGCATTTTTCCGCCAATTGAATCCATTCGTTCGCCCATGATCCGAACGCGGGAGGACGCTCTTTTCGCCGCCTCTTCTAACGCTTTTATCCTCTGAGTCGTACTATTTAGCGCATTTTGCGTCTTATTCATTGCGGCAGTAGCATTATTTAAACGGCGGGCAAGGGTTTGCGTTTCCTTTGCATCTTTGCCTTTTTTAATCGCTGAATCTGCATATGCTCTCTCAAGAGCCTTTACTTTGCGTTTATGATTTTCAAGCTCCTGAGTAAGAGATTTTTCGGTTACTTGTGCAGTTTTTAATGCGTTTCCCCACACACCCACGGCCGTACGGTTTTTTTCAAATTCCGATTTTAAATTTTTCATTTGAACAGCACAGGCGCGCATTTCTTGTTTAAACTCAGATGAATTCGAATACAGTTTGACCTTTATGTCTTTGCTCAACCGGGCACCTCCTTATCCAAGAAATTGATCAATATACATAGGTTCATCGTTGTTTTTTGCCTTCGTTTGTGTCTTCTCTTGTGATTTTCTCCGAGCCAGTCTTTTCAGATGATAGACAATGTCCATTTCGTCAACTTGGTTTTGTGTATATCCTATTTCCTCAAGGGCGTTATACATATCAAGGACTGACTCAGGCAGACTTACTCCCCCGGCTCTTCACCGCTGGAAATCCCCTCGCTATTTAAAAGAGCCGTTGCTTCGGCAATATTCCCCAACACATACTGTGCAGCAGCATAGATTGTTCTTCCTACCAGCCGGGCATCAATTCCTTTTTCAAACTCATCAGGCGTAAATTTCTGGCCAAAGGTATTACAGACAAATTCAACCTGTTCATTAGTAAAAAGACGCTCTGAATCTTGTGATTCAAAATCGTCTGCAATCTTTGCAGCCTTCCGGAACAATAAACCTGTAATGTGGTCAGGTGTAACAAATTTTTTATCTTTCCCATCAAGTCGAAGTGTAATAGACAATGCTTCCATGTAAGTTCCTCCTTTTTCATATAAAAAAGAGCGCTCTTAGGCGCTCAATGAATTATTTACCGACATCAACGACAGGCGTTTCCTCTTTCGTGATGTCCTTATAGACAACTTGTTTGAACCATGTTTCAGCGTTAATCCCATTGGCCTTATCTTCTTCTGCTTTTGCATCCCATCTGCGCTTACCCTCTTTTACATTAGTAAGAGGCATGAATTTAATTTTGACCTGCGCTGTTTGGGGCGTGGCTTTCCCTTCGTCCGTTTTGTGTTCAACCGGTACTAATTCTGGGGTTCCTTTAAGCACCCAATAGTATCTGTACCCGCCGGTAGAGAGCTTGGCCCGGAAACCAAGAGCAATCTCCAATGTCTTATCATCAGCACTAGAAAAATGAATGCCATTCTCCACTTGCTTACCGAAAATCCTTGACTGCATGTCAAGAGGGAGGTCGGCAACTTCCATTTCACCATCAATATCACCCAAGCTATTAACAGTGGCATATGCCACGTTGTCAGCATAAAAAACCTCTTGTTCGGATTTAGGATCAATTTTCAAGTTAACGGCACCCGGTAATTCTTGCGGATCAGAGAACTTCAATTCATCTTTCGTGTCTTTCAATACTTCGGCGATATGAAACATATCCAAGCCGGATAATACTTTCCCCATCTACTTTCCCTCCTGATAATAGGTTTTTTTATAACGTCTGGCCTTATGAAAGACCTTTGTATCTGTTTCGTATAAATCTTGAGAATCATATCGGCTGTATCCGATTTCCCGCATAAGCCTGTCTATTTCGGCTGCAATCGCTGTTTCTTTGCCGCGGGTACTCGCTTGAGTGAATATGCTGATCTGATAACACACCTCAAATGAATAGACCTTGTTGTCTGCAAAATCCGTATCGGCGTCTTGAATCTCCGAAAATACCACTCTTGGAAAAGCACTGACATCATTTGCGACGAGATTATGAATTCCGCCAGACGCCAGGCTTTTTAATAAGGCACTGGAATTAAGTGTACTCACCAATTCAATTTTAGGAGAGTAGGTCATTTGATCGGCGCTGTAAGTATTCGCTCCATTAATTCCACAGCTGGCCCCTCCCCTTCTTTTCCGCCTTTTTCTATGAACGGTTGCGGCGGCATTTTTGAGGTTCCCCACTCCAAGAACCTCCCGCGATACGCCACTTTTTTATTCGGACCAACAGCCACAAACTTCACTCCGTCCTTGGATTCTCTGACATTGGAGACTGTGATATTGTCCTGCATATGGGGCTGTTTCTTATCACTCCGGTTAACGTGAGCGCGCTGCCGTTCAGCAATAAGTTCTCCGCCGGCCTTTAATGCTATGGGTTCCACCTTTTCGACGTCTCCGCCGATTTTTTCAAAATACTGCGTTAGATCATCTATGCCGTCAAAGCTCATATCAGCCATTGATTCCCACCTCCTGACAAAGAATCTCAAGCTCTTCCCCTTGATCATCCGGATCGTTAGTGTCCAAAATATCAAAAACGCGTTCCGTCTTTTCTTTAGGAACGCGCTTAACAATCCGCATATTCGGTTTTATATCCTTCCGGTAACGCACCGTGATTTTTTTAGGGGTCTTGACTCCCAATGCTCCGGCAATCATAGTTTCGCTATTTCCAAGAGAGCCAGCCCCCTCCACAGCTCCCCAGACCGTGAATAAGTCCACATAGGTTGCATTCCAGTTACCTTCTTCATCCTGTGTCTCGATTTTCTTTTGAAAGGTCAGACGGTGCCGGAGTTGGCTGATCTTTTTTCTCATTTTCTTGTTCCTCCACAGATATATAACGCAGCTGCGTCAATATATTTTCAGCAGTAAAAGGGATAGATAAGCCGGTGCCCCCGGACTCATATATCCCTTTGTTTTCATACCAATGTTGGACAAGCATTTGAAGCACCAGTTCAAATTGCGGGTGCCCTTCAATATACCTGCCTATCCCGTTGATAATATAGCTTTTGGCCGCCGCCATTTGAATCAAGAGCTGGCGATCATCTTCTTCATGCTCGACCTTTAAATAATTTTTAATAACCTCTAAATCCATTCAGGACACACCGCCTATTCTGTCGGTTCTTCTTCTGTTCCTTTCAAAGCAGCCAGGTCACTTTCAAGGTTATTCATTTTTTGTTTCAATTCATCAAGTACTTTTGTAATTTCGCTGTTTAGATGCTCCGGCATCACGCTGCCAGTTCCAATGTTTTTACTCCGAACGGATTTTTCTGCAAGCATTTCATGCACAATGCTGCCCTCTTCAATAACAGCAGGATCGCCCTTTTGACCTGGTTCACCTTGAGGACCCGGCTCACCTGGAGGGCCTGGTTCACCTGGAGGGCCTGGTTCACCTTGGGGACCCGGCTCACCTTTTTCACCCTGCAACCCTTTTACAAAAAGAGGATTTTCTTCGCTATTTTCTTTGAGATAGACTGGCGTTATCGCTTTGCCGTCTTTTCCTTTTTCAGATGAAGTTTTGACTCCATTACTTTCATATAAATAATCTTCAGCCATCTGTAATCATCCTTTTCCTTTTATTTTTTATTCCGTTTTTCCGTCAGACTGAGAACCGGCAAGCTCTTTCAATTTATCTTCTATAGCCTTGAGACGATCTAAAACAGATGAATTTAAGTGTTCTTCCATTACACTGCCGGTGCCGATATTCCTGCTGCGGACCGACTTATCCGCCAGCATTTCATGGGTTACGCTTCCGGATCCTGGTTCAGATTGGTTGCCGCCAAAACTGACCTCTTGTCCATCTTTAATGACCTTGCCCCCGGCAATTTCTAAAACACCGCCGATGACGGTACGATTTCCCCCGTCGGCGGTGTAGTTTTTAGTTACTCGCATGATAACCCTCCTTTATTACTCAGCAGACAACGTCAATTGACCGTACACTACAGCCTCAGAATCCCACAACTTCACGTCTTCACGCTCAATTGCGCGCACTTTAGTTGTATTTGTCTCAAATGCACCAGCCCCGACATCAGTAGAAGCAATAGACTGTTGCTGACGGTCAAATAAAACGATAGCCTCCTTCAAGTCACCAATAATCATTGGTGCTTTTCCAGAGACTGTCTTGAGGACTTTATTTGAAATAACCACGACACGGCGGCCGAACAGCATTTTGTTTGTTGGTTCAGTTGGAATATCCTTCAAGAGATACTTTCCATCTCCGTCTTTCAGTTGATCAAGGTAATCAAATCCGTCTTGGTTCGTCATGATAATAGCTCCGGCAGAGATAGCAGGATCAAGAGTTACGTTAAGTGTCTTCTTAATGTTATCCAGGCCTTTGAATTGAACCTTTTTCAAAGAATCAAGGATTGAAAGAATTAAAGCATTCCGCGTCGTGATTGATTTCTTCACAAACCATCTTGCGACATAAGACATAATAGCCTGGTCAGTATCTTGCAAAAGTGTATTCGATAAAGGCAGGATGCCCGCATAATCAGTAATGTTGTAAGAAAGCTTGGTAAACTTCGGTTGATCTGTCTCTGCAATTTCGTCCATTTCTTCTAAGACCGCAAACGGCGTCATGTCACTGTTTTTCTCAAGCATACGTGTACCTGAACGGGTCGCAACCGGCTCAACCGTTACATATTGTTCAAGCTGTTGCTCCTGTTCCCGTTTCAATTCCTTGATCGTTCTCGAAATATCTTCCGGAATTAGAATGCCGCCGTCTTCTTCATTTTTACCGGACATCGCACGAAACTCTTCACTTTCAAATAGATCGCGCTCTTCCTCCGTTAAGCGTTTGCCGCGGAGGGATTTCATGAAAGCTTGAGCGAACATTTTTTGTCGTTCTTCTTTTGCCCCTGTATCGCCGGCCCTGCCTTCTGGGTTGCGCTCTTGCTCGGGCACAAAGTGCATACCGCCCGGTAAATCCGGCACATCAAGTGAACGTCCTTCGGCCATCAAGTCAATTTGATTTTTTATCTGTTTCACTTCATCGAGCAATGCACGCGCTTCATCGGTATTGCCCTCCTGCAGCGCCTTGTCTGCTTGCTGCTTCTTTTCAGTAAACTGTTGTCTTAATGAGATTTCTTTTTTGCTCATTTGCATTGGCATAAAATCATTTCCTCCTTGTTTTCTGCACTAAAAAAGACCTTACTCCGGGAGTACAAGGCCTAATAGTTCCAATTCCATTTTCAACGCTTCATTTGATGAATTACGTCTTTCTTTCAGCTGCTCTACCTTTTCTAAACTGCGGGCACCTACAACCGCCTCAGTATCGCTGTAAGCAGGGGTAGTGACGAGTGAAATATCAAAAATACGATTGATTTTATTGATTCGTCGTTCGTAAATGTCCTCATCTTCATTGATACGCCATTCATCTGCCTCAGCATCCCCATAATCAAGTGAAAAAGCAAAGGAGCATTGATTGATCACACCGCTCCGGACATTCTTTATTAAATCACGCGCATATGACGTGTCTGAGGGCTTAAATCGGAATTTGAGGCCTATCCCGTCTATTTCTAATTCAAGACGGCCAGTATCCTCGGAAACGGTATTTCTCGCTAAGGGAAAATCTTGCTTATGATTAAAAAGGGCGATGACGTTAGACATGTCAGCTGAGTCAAGGGCTGTTCTGCTGATTATCTCTTTAAACCATCCCAAGCGTTCTGACCATTTTTCGAATTTGAGAGCGTACCCTTCGATATATTCACTCTGCCCCTCACCTTCGGAACGCAGCTCAATCGGCGTCGTCAAATGCCGAACCTCTTTATCCTTCATTCTTGTTGTCACCCCCCTTCATGGCGCCACCAGCTTTAAGCCGCTGATATTCTTCCACAAAATCGAGGAACACATAGTTTAAGCTGGAGATATATTTGTCGCCGTTTTCAATAGGGTTGCGCTCAAGTAATTCTCTGATTTCGTCTTTATTCAGCACTCCTGTTTCATGAAGTGTTTTCAAATACTCTGCCTGCGTCTTACTGTCGCCGCGCAGCTCGCTGTCTATATTGAATTTCACATAATGGCCGCTTTTCTGATCGTGATCTAAGAACAATTTAACGTTTAGTTCTTGTTCAAAATTCACAATCCACGGCTGCAGCGTGTTTCTGACATATTCAATGGACTGATGCTCAATATTGGAAAATGTTGCTTTATCCAATTCGTTCAGCTTATGCAACGGTACTTTATAAATCATGGAAATCTGTGCTTTGTTAAACTTCATAGACTCAACGAATTGAGCTTCTTGCAGAGGCATGGAAATAGATTGATATTCCAGTCCGTTATCTATAATGGCGATATTTTCACCTTGATTCACCCGTTTCCACTCTTTGCGCACGTTCTCTTTTGGTTTTTCATCCAGGAACGCCGGGACTTTCAATATCCCCCGAGGAGTTGCCTCGTTCTTGTACAGTTTGGCATTATATTTTGTGGCAGCCGCTTGCGCCCCGATATGCTCCCGTACAACGCCAATAGGTGATTTTCCATGTATTCCGTCAGTCGAAAGCCCTTTAAAATGCAGCACTTCGTAGTCATATAATTCAATGGCTTTCCCGTTTAACACAGTTTGATACCACAGCATGCCTGTTGTTGGATGAACGTAAGCATTCGTGTAATCAGGGCGCAAGGGAAAGAGCGCTTCCGGATAACCATGTGGTCCGAATTGAATATAGGAATATGCATTCCCCCAAGTCAGAACATGAGTCATCATGAGCTTTTTCCATGTGAAAGCTGTCATGTAAGGATTCGGCCGAGCATAAACAGCATGCGCGGACATGTGCTCGGGTTTCCGCTCTATGCCGCCGTCCGTTCTTTTATATGTGTGAATCGGCAGTTTCGCAATGTCATCCGACAATACATTGACACATGCAAATATGTCCGGCTGCACAAGTGAGTTGCTTTCACTCACTCTTTCGCCGCTTGCTGTTTTCCGGCCGCCGAACATGTTTAATAAAATGTTGTTTAAACCATCTTCATGATCTGTCGAGCCAGAACGTTTCTCAAACATTCGTTCAAGCAGCATTTATATCACCTCGCTTTCTTTGATATGAGGTATGCATAAAACATTAAAAAGACACCCGTCAGAATAAGACCGATGTTTGTGTTCCATCTATAGACAGCTGTCAGAATAAAGGCGGCTCCCGCCATAAACAGCAGATCATTTAATATCAAGCTAAAAAAAGAAAGCAGGGCCTTCATATACCTGTGGTGAAAATCCCACTTAAAAAAAGCTTCGATCTTTTTCCTGACTTTTTTCATTTTCTCACATCCTAAAAACTAAAATTTCCAGAACCAAAGTGATTATTTAAATCTACTCTATGGTTTGTATCGTGATACATCGCTCTGGCATAAGCATTTATAACAGCCGCAATAGGGTCAATTCTCTGCGGTGATTTTGCTTTATCCAGCATGATATTTTCTTGCGGGTCCATTTTCATAATTGCGTTATTAACCGCCCATGATAAAACCGGATCATTACCATGTACAACTTTCCCTTCATATACCTTCTCTCGGAAGCTTTTTGTAGGTAATGACAGATGATTGATTCTCTGCGGCAATTCAACCATTGTATGTCCTTTTGATTCAAGCCGCTGAGCTAAGTGAAGAGCATTCCACTTGTCATACGCGGTCTCTTGTGGCCGAAAACGGTTTTTATGGATAAATTCAATGATCCACTGTTCGACTAATTGATAGTCAACTGCTTCGCCAGACGTATAAGTGATAAATCCCATCTCTCTCCACAATTCATATGGCACTTTATCGGTCGCCATTTTTTCTTTGGCTCGGGCTTCAGGCATAAAGGAATGTTGACCGACATAGAAAAAGCCATCTTGCACGGCCACATATCCTACGGAGGTTAAGTCTGTTGTCATTGATAAATCAAGGCCCAGATAAACGGGCAGTCCTTGCAGATCAGGAATTTCCCCGCTACTACAACTGCGCCATTTTGTCATATTCATATAACCATTGTCCTTTTGGTCAACCCATCGGTTCATATTTTTGGTTAGGAAACTGCGCATCTTTTCAGGCACTTCAAGAGCCACTTTTAAAGCAGAACGTAATGACTCCATCCCCTCAGGGTACGTTGCCACAATCGGATTCGCCTTGATCCAATTTGATTCATCTTTTATGTCATCTTCCGGGTCCAGTTCACAGATCATAACAAAATAATCATCATTCTCCGTGTCAATGTCTGGATCAAGAATTTTACTCGTATATTGATATTCCTTAAAGCATGGCCGCTCCATGTTGAAACCCGCTGTCGTAATAACGGCCATTAACGGACTGCGCCGGGCGACCATCCCGCTGTCCAGGACGTCGTAAATCTCACTTGTTTCATGTGCGTGGTATTCATCCACAATTCCCAATGATGGGTTTTTACCATCCCCGAGCTTCCGAGCCTCACGGGAAAGAGGTTGGATAATGGAGTTCGTTTTATATTTTTTCACGCGGCCGTTGGCAGAGGTATATTTCCCTTTGAGTATCGGCGCGTGATGCAGTTGCTCAAGGATTGCCTGGTATACTTCATCTGATTGTTCACGGGACCAGCCTGCGATAAAAACCCGGTGTTTTTCTTGTGTCGGGAAAATCTCATACGACGCGATTAAAGCTAAAAATTGCGATTTCGCATTTTTACGGGCCAGCTGGATATAAGCTTTCCGAAACCGGCGGGCGCCATTTTCTTTTTTATAGAATCCGTATATGTTGGCCGCAATAAAAAGCTGAAAGTCTGTTAATTCAATCGGCTGCCCTGCAAGTATACCTTCGACATGATTAAATTGCCGCGACCATTCATAAAAATCCACCACAGCTTCAGCATCAAAGTAATAAGGGCAGTCATCTTCTGCGAGCCGGTCAACATCTTTAAAAAATCGCTCTACAGCCCATTTTTGCTTTTTGCCTGCCTTAATTTCTCCGGAGCGAATTTTCTCAGCATATGACCAAACCCGCTCAATGAGAATTTCGGCTGTAATCTCTTGCATTACATGCGGCCCCCGAACCGTTCTTCCTCTTTTGACTTCGGTTTCCCATCATCTTTTTTCGGGATAACAAGTTTGCAGCGAGAGGAAATGGTCAGCCCTAAATCACTAGAAGCTTGCCGACATTGTTTGAACAGCTTGTCTTGATTGATAAGCAAATCACTGTATGTCTTGTTCGCTACTTCAAATTTATTTCCGTCATCATCCTCAACTAATGCAGTAATGGGCGTTTCGAGTAAGACTTCGGTCATTTCCAAGTATTGTTTTTGAGCAAACAAAAAACGGGCAAGCGCGTCCACATCTAAATTAGTCATAATTCCGATGTTTTTTAGCTCATCCGCTATCTTTTTAAACTCTCTTTTTAAGTCTTTTGGCAAATATGATGGAGCTTTTACTTTGTCGTTTGGTGCCTTTACTTCCTGTGCTCGACGCTCCTCAATCTCTTGCTTTGTCAAGTTTTTCTTGCCTTTCACCAGTAGCAAGTCAACAGGTTGCCGCGGTCTAGCCATTCCCTCACCTCCTTCCGAATTTTCATTTAGGGAATTTATCAAAATGGGGAGGGGAGCGCGGTCTCCGGCAAACGTCCTCAAGGGATTTAAGGGTGGGGGGTCTCCATCTCCTTCTTCAGCTGGTTCATGGCTGCTTGAATATCAGTTTGTGCTGCTTCTATTTTCTTTGAATATAGATCGACAGCTGATTCCTTTTTCATATTACGACGCAAAGCAAACATCTTTCTTATTCTGTGCTGCATTCGTCTGATGTCCTCGTTCGTATAGAAGGATGTATACTCAGCCTTGCAGCGTGGACACTTGATATAATGCTGCTTGATTCCATTGTCGTGCTTCCTTATCTTTGAACAGCCTTTGATAAGAAGTCTGGTCATGCATTGATCACACACGCATGTTTGATGTTCTGTTTCCAAATCCTCCATCCTCCTTTGCCGTCTTCCGGCTATGGCACGCCCCGCAGAGAGGCTGCCAGTTACCCGAGTCCCAGAGTAGTTTCATGTCGCCTTTATGCGGAACGATATGATCGACAACTGTCGCCGGGGTTCTTCTGCCCTGCATCAAACAGGCGGCACATAACGGATATTTGGACAGGTAGCCAGCACGCGCCTGCCTCCACTTGCTGTTATACCCCCTTTTGGCAGCAGACTCCCGGTATTGATCATAGGCCGGCTTGGTTCTCTTATGCTGTACGCAGTAGCCCTCTCGCGACAAATTGGGGCAGCCTGGTTCATTGCAGGGCCTCAAAGCTTTCTTCATTCCAATCTCTCCAATCATATTCTTTCTAAACTGCGCCCGCACTCAAGCCGTTAACCGCCAATTGTCTATCCTGAGATTTACCGGCCGCAGTTTACAGAGAATATAAAAAAGCACCTGTTTACACCAGGTGCATTTATACTTTTTCTTTATGTTTATTCAATGGACTAATGTATTCTTTCTTTTTAAAATTTGGTGATTCAAAGCGTTCCCACCAAAATAGAATTTTTTCATCTTCCGGTAGTAGCTCATCAACCCTAACTACAAAATCTAAACAGTCTTGTGCGATTTCAATAACATCATTCATATTGAGATCAATAAAGGGTTGCAACTGCGATAAATTATTACTCTGCTCTATAAAAGCAGAACTGTGTATAAAACGATCTCTTATCTTTATATGCTCGTTAATATTATTAAAGAGTTGTTTTATTTTTTTATCCTCTTTTATATGTTGATGTAGTTTGAAAATGACTTGTCTAACTATTTGTTTGTCTTGGATATATCCATCTTGATTAAGTGCCTTCGTTACAGGATGGTTCTCACTTAGATCATTTTTAGATTTTAAATTGTAAAAGTAATAATACAAATAGGCTTCGAAGAATGTTATTGAGGTAATAACAAATTGTCTAGAACAAGTTGAATACCTGAAGTTTAACTTTCTTACTTCTATTGGATCATTCTCTTTTAATAGTTGATTTGCTACGCTAATATATTCATTCCAAACATTAATAACGTCTATATAGTTAAAAAATTCAGGAACAGTTAATGTAGCTGGAGTAGAAAAATTAATATCCATCCAGTGATGATCTTTCAATTTTATTCCTTGAGTCGAGTATAACTTTTTAATGTCGTATACTTTTTGGATATCAGAAACCAAATATAACCGTTTATTTTTTCTTTTATAATTTAGTATGTAATCTCTAAAGAAGCTAATTACAGAATCTAGATATTTCTGGTCTTCAATATTATAGAAGTAGTGTTCCGTACGTATATAGAAACCATATAACGTGTCTTCTGCCCTTATCTTTTTTAACATTTGTCTGAATGACTTCGGATTTGCGGCTAGACTCATAACAATCTGATAAAAACGCCCTTGTTTATATTGTCCGAACTTCAATACCTCACCAAACAATCCACAAAGAGCTAGTTTGTATTCTCTTTTCATGTCACTTCTAAAACTTCTCACTGTCTTGCTTGAAAACAGATTTTCTAATTCTGTCAAATCTACTAACTCATTTAACATGATGAATTATTCTCCTCCCCCTCTTATTATCGGAAAAAGAGCATGACAATGGAACCATTTGCGAAATTTGTCGAACGAAAGTGTCTTCATAAATAGGTGGCAACCGTAAGACCAAAAAACATCTCGTCGGGTGCTCAAACATTAATATCTATATGGAATACGTGATTTCAATATACTTTCATCCTTGATGTGATTATATTTATTCAAGATCAAGAAATGTTTTAAACCATTTATAGTGATATCCATATTGTTTTTAGGTCCAACCGTTATACCTTCTACGCAATCCTTTTCAAAATCAACTTCTATATACGGAATAAAGGCCCCATTAGAAACTCTACACTTATAATTATCAAAATTACTAGATAAAGTAATAGCAATTCTCAACTCTTCTTCTTGGGAAAAACATTGATCCTTAAAAAAGATTGAATATTGAGTAAGTGTATAATGAACATATGTAAGAGCATCTGCGGGATCAACACTTTGATCAACACTTTGAGTAACACTTTGATACAATATATTTTTAATAACTCTTAATAGAAACTCAAATAATTTGGTAAGTAATTTTTTTTGTAATTCTATGTCATAAATTACAAGACCAGCATGAATGTGCTCTTTATGTTCGGTCTTTTCCCTTAAACAATCTCTAAATTTCAAAAAGTTTATTTTTATCAAATATCCATCATTATTAGAGTAATTTGACCATAATAAATTGGAATCACTATTAGTACAAAAAGATAAAGCGTAGATAGAGTAATTGGAATCGTTAAATACAGCGTTTGTAATTACATCATAGTATTTTGTCAAGTCTTTTATTGCTTCTTGTTTTGATAAAACTAATGCCCCCGACATCACCTCAATTTTTTCCGGAAGATTTTCGCAAAATTCCTTAAAAACTTTATTGCTTAATTCTAATGTATAATTAATTTCTGTTTTGTCGTTTAAAAAGTGAGCATGCGATACCCAAAATTTATTACTCTCTATTATGCCTTTTAATCCATGAATATTTGTGTAATGAAATAACACATCAATGTTATTATTCATATGAGGAAGAGTTTCATAAACCGAGGGTATTAGTTCTGGATCAAGTTGGGAAATATCTAGACTTCTCATTGGTAGCCCCCTTGCATTATTTTTAATGTCCAATTTATAGCTCTGCTATAACCTCTAACTTAAATAAAGAAACTTAGTTATTCTGCATATTCCTAAATCTGATGATTATATTAACGATGGTCATTACGAGCCATATTGTTGCTAAAGTCATTGTAGTGAGATCCAGAATGTCTAAGTTGCTGTAGTTTTTATCCATAAATACGATGACGAAAAAAAATAAGATTGTTGAACCATCATTTCTTTCTATGTTTTTGAAAATCCAAAATATCCTCTTTCAGAAAAAGCCTGTCCCGAGGCATTTCTTTCATCGGCTCCAGTTCCCCGGTCTTCACTAACTGGTTCAGATACTGACGGGTGAACCCCAATATCTCAAGCGCTTCACTTGTATTGAGTATCTCTTCATTCAAGAATTTCTTGATTGCGTCACGCTCTTTAGGCTTGTACATTTTTGAATCATCCTTTTTTCTCGCGATATTTCAAGTAAAGGGAAAATGCTTTCTCGATGATAGAAACAACAAATAAAATGATCAGACTAATGTCGAGAGCCGTTTTCAATGGTCCCGCTGCCACATCCTGACGGAAAAACAGCATATACGCCAGGGCGAGAAGAACAACAATATCGGTGGTGGACTGTACACTTTTCATTTTTTGAAAGTGGCTGGCTTTCAAGTGTTTTTCTTTATTCGCTGGATTTGTTATACTTGGAGCAAGGGAGAAGCGCTACCTTCTCCCTCGGCTCAAAATCATCTGCGCTTTCTTGGTCGACGGCGTTTTTTGATTTTGGGCTTTTTTGATTTAAGCTTTTCTCTTATGATGAGGAATTTTTCAACAACTGTGAGAGCTGTAAGAATAATCCCCAGTACCAATGCGATTTCAGCCACTTTCTTTCCCTCCTTTCTATACTTTAATTATACCCAAAAACTTTACTTGCGTCAAGTAATTTGATGGGCTTTTTTCATTATTTCTCCAATAAAAAAGAGCCTATTCACGCTAAACAGAATAGGCTGTGATCTGCTCTATTTTTCATTTTCAGACGGGAACGTTCAATGTTCTTCTGCACAGTTCCTTTTTTAATCCCCAATAACTGCGCTATCTCTTCGAATGACATGTTTTGCACAGCATGCATCATGAATATGTCTTTTTCTCTTTCTGTGAGCACGGAAAGGGCGTCAGAGATTCTTTCCTTATCCCAATCACTTACCTCTCCCTCAGCTTCTTGAACGATTGCATATTCTTCCGGCAGCGCATCAATTAAGCGCGGATCAGCAAGAATCGTCCTTTGATATACGTCTCTTCTGTCAGCACCTCGGCGGGCGCCCGGCTGTCTTCCGTTCTGCAGCCATTCAAGAGTGAATTCAATATCGCTGATTATGCTACTGATAATCTTTTTGTCGTTGATCTGTTCAGCCGTCAGATTGACTTCAGCCGTATCTTTGTAGAGCCGATACATTTTTCTTGTTTCTCTTAAAGCTCGTTTGTACTCAATGATTAAATCTTGCATTCTGATTCCTCCCTTTATTTGCGCTTAAATGCGCCGCCCTTGCCCCGTTTAAGTCTTTGCATGTCTTGCCCCATCATTTGCCGCCAAAAGCGTTCAGATCGCTCCTGCGTGTTTTTATTGGGCTTTTTCTTTTTCTGCTTCATGTCATCCCTCCGCTCAAATAAAAAACGGACACCAATCAGAGCACAGTGATTCTGTGCAATGATCAGTGTCCGCAGGCTTTCCGTCTTGGACATTTATTTTGTTTTCATCTTCTTTTGTTATGCCTGGCTGCTAATCTCCTTCTACAAATTGAATTTCGTAACAATCTGTATCAGCGCCATTTTTGAAATAGTCATTCATGTTTTCGAGAAGACATTTATAACTGCAAAAATCTAAATATCTATAACTGTCTATACTGTCGTTTCCCCACCTGCTATGATATGTCGTGACTTCATAGTAATGTTTTGACCGATCATTTGTAACGATAGTCCTCCCACAAGTATCGCATGTCACTTTTTTCAAGACTTTTTGCGTTTTTGTGACTTCTTTTTCCTCGCACTTCTTCATTTCCTCACCTCTTCCGTCTTGGACTTATTTAGTTGAATAATTCGCCTTCATCCCACTTAACGCGGGTTACTTTCCCTTTACTCGTAAAAATTTTTGTTTCTCCATGCTCAGGAAGCGGCGTCATTTTTGCTTCTCCATTAGAAATAATTACAGCAAAATTTTCATACTGTTTTGTATCTATGACAAGTTTATCTTTCTCTATTATAGAATCTAATTTTATTAGCCTCAAATGGTTGCCCTCCTTTTGAATCATTTATATTCTCGGCAGCGGAGCTGCTCAATTTCTTATGTGACAATATCCGCTCTTTGCTTTTGTTCCTGTAAAAGCTGCTATCACAAAACCCGAATATATAAATCTCATGGGATCCTGAAACGTTCGTTTCTATCGTTTTTTATATTTAATTTTGAAATACCGGTTTCCCATATTGTCTTTCCTGCTCGAAAGCAAGCAAATGAGCGTTCATCCTGTCTTTAAATTTCTCTTGCAAATAAAAATTCAGCGCCTCTTCCGAATCCTGCAGCCGCACCGTTTTTTTCTCATACACCAAAAATTCGATCAGCAGGATAAGTGAGTAATAATTGTGTCGAAGCGCTGCCTCATACCAATCTCTAATCGTCAAAACGCCGCTCCAGGTTGACAAAAAGCCCGTACTCTTTGATGAACGCCAATGAAACAGTTCCGACCGGACCGTTTCGCTGCTTGCCTATAATGATCTCAATAATATTTTTGCTTTCGCTTTCTTTGTCGTAATAATCATCCCGATAAAGAAACCCAATGACATCTGCGTCCTGTTCAATTTGTCCCGATTCTCTTATGTCTGACATCATCGGTCGTTTATCCTGCCGCTGTTCAACACCCCGTGAAAGCTGACTGAGAGCAATAACGCAAATATCCAACTCACGGGCCATGTGTTTTAACATGCGGCTGATCTCGCTTATTTCTTGCGTTCTGTTGCCCCTGTGTTTTGCTGATCCTGAAATAAGCTGCAGATAATCAATAATGATCAAGATATCTTTTCCAGCAAATTCACGTTTCATTTTTCTGACCTTTGACCATATTTCATTAACCGTAACGCCTGGGCGGTCAAAAATCCTAAGATCGGCGGAGCCAAGAACCCCGTTTGCTTGTGAAAGTTTGTTCCAGTCATTCGCCGTTAAATTGCCGGTTCGCATTGCATGAGCGTTAATATTTCCAAGGCTTGACGCCATTCTTTTTAAAAGTTGCTTTCGTGACATTTCAAGGGAGAAAATCCCCACTGCCCCGCCTTTATATTGATTAAGCGGGCTTGACATAAAGTTTTGAGCCACGTTGAGACAAAAAGCGGTTTTCCCTACAGACGGCCGAGCGGCAATAATCACTAATTCTTGTTTTTGAAAACCTGACGTCATGCGATCTAACTCCGTGAAGCCGCTCCGCATGCCCGTAATTTCCCCTTTAGGCTCCGCCAGTTCCTCGTAAATCTCTAACAGGTCACTTTGTATTACCCCGTCTTCTTCGTCGCCTGTGGCGTCTTCTAAGTGCATTAAATCGGATATAGTAGATTGAATGATAGCGGAAGGATCGTCATTTGATGAATTCTGCTTAATTTCTTCCGCTATTTTTCCCATTTCTCGCCTTTGCCAGTGCTCAAAAATGATTTTTTCATAGAATCCGATATTTGCAGTAGTCGGAACAGAGGAAGCCAAGGCCGCCAAATACTGATGACCCCCGACGCTCCCCAGGTTGTCCCGGCCGATATACTCCGTAATTGAAACCAAGTCTATTGGAATCCCTTTTGTGTCCAGCTCTAACATCGCAGATAAAAGGTTTTTATGTTTCCCTTGGGATAAGTGGAGCGGCTTTGTTCTGCAGTCTTTTAATAAATCAGGGTTAAGAAGGAGCGCCCCTAAAAAGGTTTGCTCCGCGTCTGTGTTGTATAGAAAAGCAGTTGCGTTCATGTCAATCACCGATTCCTAAGATTTTTCTAATTTCTGCTTTTGACTTTTCAATTAACGCCCGTTCCTCTTCCGTTTGCTCAACGGGAGCGGAAAGACTTGCAAGATAGTTTTTTGTCTCTTCTATGGACGGGATCGCATTGATCCGATCAACGATGACGTTTTTTTCATTCAGCAAGTCAGCAACTTTGGGCGGAAACTTGCTCCGTTTACAAAAACGAATGAGATTATCACGCACTTGTTCAAAATCAGCATCGTGTAACAACTCATGCCACGAATCAACTTTATCCTGTGTTATCTCGAAATGCTCAAAGTATTGTTTTATGAGCGCCATGATTTCAAAGGTTTGTTTTTTAATCATCTAAATCAAACTCCTCTACGTTTAACTGCGGAGCCTTATTTGCCTTTTTCTGCTCTTTATCACTTTTAATTTTGGTGACAAGTCTATCAAACTGTTTTCTAAGACTGGCCGGGCTAAGTATATTGGTTTTCCAAAAGCTATCTTGTTGTGACCAATTGATTAAATATTTGATCTGCTGATCTGTGCGCTTGTCCCGTTCTCGGATCAACCTAAATTCATTGGCCCATTTTTCAAGATTCGGCTTTTTAGCATCCGGGTTATTGTTTTGGATTTCTTTAAAAAGATATTCCGCGTTCTCCATGTCGCAAATTTCATATTTGAGACGAGAAGGTTTTATATTCTTTTCATTCTTTCCCTTCTTTACATTCTTGTTTGTGGTCATTTGATGGTCTTTTGATGGTCTTTTGATGGTCAGACTGTTGTCGTCGGAAGATTCAACTTCTTGATAAAGCGCCCAATTATCAATACTTACAATGCTGAATTTGTTGGTCTTTTTTATAGTCAAATATCCCATATCTCCAAGCTGTTCTAACCAACGAAAAATTGTCTTTTCCCCTTTAATTCTGTCTTTAGATTTAAGCCCTGCATTATACATATCCATCAAAGCAAAACGACCGGTCACAAATTCGCCGGGCATTAATTTTATTTTTTGCCTGCCTACAATTTGATCATGTTCCGTGTGTGAAGCCTCTGTCAGACAGATAAGCCATAATCTTAATAGCTGGGGATCATTGAAAATTGGGTTACTCCTAATCTTCCTATGTAGCTTTATCCAACCATTCATCTATATCACCTTTACTTGTAAAAATTCATATCGTTGCTGTAAGCCGCTTCCCCCATTAAGTACCGGAAGCCGCCCACAAAACCCGCGCTGAATGCATCTTCTGTATCAAATGAAGCTTTGCAAGAATACGCTTCATCAAACGCTTTGAATAGCTCCAGTTGCTCTCCTGACAGCTTATTTACTAAGGCTTCGAAAAGCTTGTTTACCTGTTCATTAGCAGCCTTTGCTTTTTCCGAAACTTCAATTTTCACCTCGTTTGAATCATGCAACTCCGTGCGTGCGACAAGCTTTAAAATTGAAACCATTCCCGCGTCATAGAAATGTGAACCCAGCTCGACCGCTCCATGCTTAATCCCACATTTATTTCCAACCTCGATCATTTTAGATGGCGTACCCATTAATTTCATAACTTCTTCCCCTTTTCATGGTATATATTTGATATATCGAATTGATTTTTTAAAAGAAGCGTGGTATTTTCTATTCAAGCCAGTCAAGAAAAGTGTTGCAGCACTCTTTCTCGACCAAATGGCATACCTTCTTCTACAGTAATTTTAGGTTGGGCCGCTCCCGCTCAATTGATACAACTCGGCCGTATTCATCTTTTACGGCTTTATACACCGGGATCGGCTCTTTTATAACCTCTTGAAACATTCTTAACGTATCAATCTCCCCGCTTTTAACACGTTCCATAACACCAGCAAAGAAAATATCAAAGTAAACATCATCTTCGGGGGCCTCTATATTTTTATTGACAACCTCAACTAAAAGTTTGTCAGAATCAATTTCGTCCGGCAGATCATCAATTATCTTTCTCATTTCAGCCGCTCTTTCTTTACTGTGATCAACAGATAGAAGAGACAAAAAATCGTTCTTTTTCATTTTCCAGTAGCCTACTGACATGGATAGATATTTTTCTAGTTTCTCTTGGCACGAGATTCTGTAATTTAATGCTGTTTTAATTTCTTGCTTTATTTCGTTGATCTCAGTCCGCCATTTATGCCCTATGGCTTGATAGGTTTCTAATCTCTCAACCTCGTTCAATATGGCCCAAAGACGCTTTTGATACTTTAATGTGAGTTTGTTCCAATCGTTTACTTTGCGTTGCAGCCGCTTAACCCAAACCATAGTGTTATATGGGCTATATTTTGAAACGGCCATAATTTTATCTACGTTAAAAAATTCACTCAGTGATTGAAGAACCTCCTCAGGAATATCCCCCTCTGATGCACCAGCAAACAGATGCGTTAAATTTGATTCTGCTATACGGTCAAGACCATCTTGAAGGGCTTTATTTGCATTCAGGATAAAGGCTTGAAACTCTGTAGAAACATGATTCACTTCCACTTTTAACGCTTTGACTTGACTATAAAACTCAAATGTATTCATTTTCCATTCCTCCTAAAATAGCGGCCGCCATGATTTAATCCAGGCTTTAGCGTCCTCAAAATCAAGTTTTCGTAAATCCCTGTACGACGGGACGGCAAACGCGTCTCTAAAATTACGGTGAATGCCTGCAAACAAACGACGTGTGCCTGTCTCGCTGTTATCGTAATTGTCACGGATTTCATAAACACGTTTACGTATCTGCTTTTGAATTACATTTTGCTGAAAAGAATCAATTTGCCAATTGTTTTCTAGTTGGTTCAATCGCTTATCGTGTTCACTTTGCTTTTGTTCAAGACGTATCATCTGTTGAAGTTGCGGGCTTAACTGTGAGTAATCGTTTTGCAAGTGTCGCTCCATTTGATTGAATTGATCCACGTAAGCAGCGGTAAACAAGATTCCTTTTTCTCCTGTCATTTTGTTGGCGACCATTTCACAGCCTTTTTTAGTGAGTAAAAAGCGAGGGCGGATTTCTCCTTTGCTGTCCTCATATGTAGAAGCAATGAAAAAATCTGACGAACGTAATTTTGCGTCGGTTAAAATTGTGTCGATGTATCCTTTAATAGCTCTGATTAAGTCTGAATGACGTTTGCCCGTCATTTCCGCAACATCCCGGCTATCAGCAAGATATTGTCCGTTTGATTCGACTAAATTTAATTGCATGCTGCTTCCTCCATTCTCTTTAATTCGCGTTGCCTAACTTTTATAATTTCCTGCTCGGAAGCCCGGCACCACTGGATACAATAATCAGTTCCGTCTTGGGTAAATTCCATGAGGACTTTACCGGAAATTGATTTTGCCCTTTCGATGATCTCCACCTTTTCCCCTCTGTTGTCTGTAACATCCTTGGGAAAAATGAAGAGCGGGCCATTTTCATTTAAAAGTGATATGAAATCTCTCGACTTTTCATCCTCCGGCCATATATTTGTGATTTGCGGGGAAACTGAATTAGACATGTTCACTTGTCTGCCCCCTTTGCACAACCGAAACATCTATCCCTTTTAAAGAAAAACGGGACGCGATTTCATGTAGTTGTGTGACTGATGCCGGTTGATGCATCCGATTGATTTCCTTGAACATTTCAGCAGCCGATAGACAAAGATCAATGCATTCCTCAAAATTACAATCCTCGATTTCAGCCGGAAGTAATTCGCTTAATAAAAATTGAGCAGTTGAAAGCTTTCGTAAAACAGATATGCTGTCTGATTTTAAGAAGTGATCTAATTTCATGCCTTTTCCCCTTTCAGGTACTCTTTCCAATGGCGGCCGCGCTGCTCTTCATCGCGGGTTACTGTTTTTCGTTTACACTGAGCTGTCAGGCTCATTTCAAAACCAAATAGGAAAAGCGAAATCCCTAAGATTTTTCGTTTTTTCAAATTAGTAAGCCTCCAATTTTATAAGTGCGTCTGTCCACGCTTTTGTTTTTTTACCATTCGTCCATAATGTCTTTCATTACCTGTTTGGATTCTTCATAGAACCAAAACCGCTTGCCTTTCTCCTTTCGGCGCTCAATCAATTTCATTCTCGGATCACGCAAAAACTCATTTTCTAAAAAGCTTTTGCTCATGCAGGTTCTTTTTGACATGGTTTCAATATCCCACACAAAAAGTGACTCCCTTATGGCTTGGTCTAACTGTTGATTGATATAGTCACGGATTTCGGTTTCATTGACAGCAACGTCAAATTTAACAGTCGGCAAGCCATGACGCCCCTCTTTCATTTACAATTTTTATTATTTTTTCACGAACTTTTTTTCCTTGCCGCTTGCCTAACAAAATATCCGACAAGTAGGCATTTGAGATATTAAGCATTTGTGCTAAATCCTTCTGCTGCATGTCATTAAGAATTAGCCAAGTTTTAACTTGCTTTCCGAAATTCATTTCCATTAAAAGCACCTCTTTGCATTATCTTTTTTGCGAACTATTTAGCTTTTTGTTGACATATTTTATCCATTCGGATAAAATTGAGTCATAGCTGAATAAGCCTACAGCAATAGCCTTGTACGTTGGGGAACGTGGTCACTGGCTTTTAATTTGTAGTGCTCAAAAAGCTTAAATAATAGCTTATGGACTTAGTTTATTATCCAAACAGATAAATGTCAATGGTTTTCTATCCATTTGGATAAAAAAGTCCCTGAGCTTTATTAAGGATGGTTAAATTGACTACATTCGATAGGGTTAAAAAACTTGCTGACGACCGTAAGATATCACTAACTGAATTAGCTAAACGGATAGATATGGGGGTTAATTCATTATATAAATGGAAAACCCAAAAGCCCGCAGTAGATAAACTACAAAAGGTAGCTGATTACTTTAATGTATCCGTGGATTATTTACTTGGCAGAACTGATTTTCCTGTTGAAACAATAGCAGCTCACCATGATGGTGAAGACTGGACGGAAGAAGAACTTGAAGAAATAGAACGATTTAAAGAATTCGTACGCTTAAAAAGAGAGAAAAAATAAGAGGTGTATTTGTATTGCTTTATGATCATCTATTGTTAGAGGCTTCTCGCCACAGAATAGAAGTTATTGAACGATTTATGCCATCAAGATTAAAGGGCCTTTATAATAGCGGCATAGTTTGGATTAACAAAAAACAATCAAGAATTGAAAAAGGTTGCACTCTTGCTGAAGAATTAGGACACCATTTCACCTCTTATGGAGATATTTTGGATCAGAGTAAGATGGGAAACCGAAAACAAGAAAAAAGGGCAAGAAATTGGGCATATAAAAAATTAGTCCCTTTGTCTAAAATTATTGAAGCCCAAAAAGCGGGAATAAAAAGCCGTTATGAATTGGCCGAGTTTTTAAATGTAACTGAGACTTTTTTAGAAGAGGCCTTGAAAAGATATGAAGAAGAATATGGACTTTTTAAACAGGTGAACGGATTGACTATCAGTTTTCAACCTCTCGGCGTTATTGAAATGTTAGAAGAATTTTAAGGAGGTGATCTCAAAATAATCATAGCCCCTTTTATGCGTCTGTCCACGAAGGAAAGGGCTGTTACAAATGAAAATGTATAAAACAGATAAAGACGATGATTTATATTATTACTTCAACGCAAAGAAAGAAAAGCGTTGGTTATATAGGTATCGCTATTATGATGCTTTTGGGAAACGGCGTGAGAAATCCAAACAAGGATTTAAAAGCGAGAACGAAGCATTTAGAGCCTTATTACAAGTAAAAACAGCAATTGTAAACGGCGATATAAAAAAAGTTGAAAATGAAAATTTAACGGTGGGAGAGTGGTTAGACATTTGGTACGAAACAAATAAAAACCAATGGGGAATAACCACACGTGAAAATAGGGCCTTAACTATCGAAACAATCATCAAGCCATTGCTTGGCAAAATAAAATTGCTCAAATTAGATAAAGTGACTTACAAAAGGCTATTTATAAACAAACTTCTCAACGAATATAGTCCGGGCAGCGTCGCTGCTTATCATGCCCAATTTAAAACTGCTATAAATGCTGCAGTAGATACTGAAATCCTTCAAAGAAACAGATTTAATAAAATAACTATACCTCAACCCAAAAAAGAAAGTGAGAACTTTTACACTGCCTTGGAATTAAAGAAATTTCTTGAAGCCTTTGAGCTACATGAAAATATCACTAACTATACAATGGTCTTACTATTAGCGCTCACTGGCATGAGAAAAGGAGAGTGTATGGGACTGAAATGGAATGATATTAACTTTGAGGACATGACAGTATCAGTGAACAGAACCAGAGACACCAAGGGAGTACGTCCTCCAAAAACAAAAAATAGTTACCGCACTATAAAAGTAATTGGAGAACTAATCAATCAGTTAAAAGTATACCGTATATGGTGCAAAGAGTTAATGCTTTCCTTTGGAAAACGCTTATCAGAAGATGATTTTATTTTCATAAATAAATCGTCAGGAAATCCTGTTTCCCATTCTATACTTAAAAGTGCTATAGATCGGGTAACTAAGAAAGAAAATTTGAAAAGAATAACTGTTCATGGTCTAAGACATACTCATGCAACTATTCTTGTTGGTAAGAGAATACCCGTGAAAGTTATCTCTGAGCGTCTCGGGAACACGCCTGAAATGATTTTAACTATCTACGGTCATTCATTCAAAGAACTTGAGGAAGAGTCCGTCGAAGCCTTCGCAGATGCTTTGGGTCTCTAA